CCCTGGGGAGGGGTCGTCACGCAGTGCACCACCCACGCTCACGCGTGTTCTCTTAAAATAAAGAGATAGCAAACCAAAGGAGTTATCCGTGTTCATCAAGGAAGGCACAACCAAAAGCAGATCGCTCGCGGCTCCATCTTTCCAACTACAAGGGAAGTGGAGAGTGCCGGCCAATCCGCCCACTTCTTGGGCGGTGGAAGCGACACTTCGTGCAGTCCTTGGTGGGACTCAGATCACTGAGTCGGATGGCAATCGTTGGCCTCTACCAAAGAGGTCAATGAATGATTATGGGTCCGAGTTTTATTCGGTGAAGAAAGAGGTGTTGAACACTAAGTTCAATCACGTCGAGCTTTACCGAAAGCCAGTAGCAGGACATGGTCCGGCTGAGCATCTGCTCTCCGGGCCTCACCTTGCTGCTTGCTTCGAGACCTATAATTCTGGTAATAGGTATGGCCAGTTACGGCAACCGCTAAAGTACGCTTTTCCACCTGACCTCTCATCTTCTAGAGAGACTTTGGTGCAGAAGGGTACCGTGGCTATCGCACAGTGCCAACCTACCAACCAGATTGCCAACGCAGCTTCCTTCGTTGGAGAACTCATGCAGGATGTACCCGCTATTCCAGGGGTGCACCTGTGGGAGTCTCGCCTTCGAGCTGCTGAAATAGCGGCTCGTTCTTCAGGCGAGTTCCTGAACGTAGTGTTCGGGATTTTACCAACTGTCGGTGACATGGACCGCTTTGTAAAAGGGGTCCATAAAATCGACAAGGCGGTCGACCAGGTAATTCGTGATTCTGGTCGACTCGTCAGAAGGCAGTTTCACTTTCCCACGGAAACAACAGTCACCGAACAGGACATCACTGCGGGCGTTGATGGTTCGGGTTACCGGTATAGCCCGGCTGGACAATACTTTGTCTACCAGGCCCCGGCCCCGTACTATTTCGGCCGTGATGATAGTCCTAACTTCGGTGAAGGTCTCCCGGCATGGGTGACCATACGTACCAGGACCGTTGAACGCAAACAGTGGTTCAGCGGGGCTTTCACCTACCACCTTCCGAGTGGATACGACTCCCACTCTCCGGCGGATAGACGGAAGCTCATGGCCCGCCTTTTCGGGGCGAAGCCTGATCTGGATACGTTGTGGCAACTTGCGCCATGGAGCTGGGCCGTTGACTGGTTTAGTGATACCGGCAGCTTTATCAAAAATCTGCAGGCTCACATCAGTTACGGCTCGATTCTACGCTACGGCTATATGATGGAAACTACTACCATCACAGATCGCTTTAGCGTGGGCTGGCGCGACGATACTTATCGCGATTGGGCCGCTTTTCCAGCGACCTTTCCAGTCCCCTCGACCGTTCATCTTCGTACTACTGTGAAGAAACGGATCAAGGCGAATCCCTTTGGTTTTGGTATAAGTTGGGAAGGCTTGTCACCTCTCCAACTTGCCATTGCTGCAGCTTTGGGAATATCCAGAGTTGCAAGGTAGGTCCACTGCACATCAACGCACAAGGAGTACGCCAATGTTCACTGAACCGCTTGTCCTCACCCCCGGAACGTCTTTTGACGCTGGTGCTGTGAGTCTTCCTCGAGTTTCTAGTTCGGGGATGACTTCCATCTACCAGGCGCCATGTTCCGTGAATGCGGGCTCGCTCTTGCGGGTCACTGCCTCCCATCAACTCGGGAGACGGTACCGCAGGGTCCTTCGCTTGGACTACAGCGACAATGCGGGGAGCACGCTCGTGACCGGGACGACGGCGCCACGTAGTCTTTCAACATACGTGGTGTTCGACATCCCGAATCTCGGGCAGTTCAACGCAACGGATCTTCTGGCGATCTTCAACGGCCTTAAAGGCACGTGGAGCGCCGGAACGGATGCAGTCATGAAGAAGTTGCTGGCCGGCGAAAGCTAGCCAGTAGCGCTTCTCCCCCTGTATCCGGGGATCAGGAAGTGAGCGTTAGGCCAGGATCGTCCACCTCTATTAGGAGGGAACGTGAAAAACCTGACGTTGCTCTGGAACTCCATCGCTGCTGAGTTAGCGGTGGGATGTTGCACTAGCGTCCACCACGACATGAAATATGTCGAGGTTCGGTCGAAGAATGAGGGGTTGTCGTTTTTTACGATTACCCTCCCTTCCTTTGCGAAAGCCTTCGAAAGAAGTCTCGAGCTCGGGAAGGTGGACGAAGCCGCGTTTTCCTCGTTTAGGAAGCGCGGGAGGCTCCCGATGTTTCTATCGGGTTACTCACGTCTCGTCTTCGATCGTACTAGTGGCGTCCTACTTGACGAACCTAATATCCACGCGATCCGATCCATCCGTCAGTTAACTCTGATGTATGGAAAGCTTCTTGTGGATTGCAGCGAAAGGCGGAAACGTCTCGCGCTGCGCGAGTTCGTCGAGTGTGAGAAGGAAGTCCAGGCTCGAAGTGCTGGTGATTTTCATCACTTTCACCAAGTATCGAGCTTGTTGTTTGGCAGCCTTTTTACCGCTCTAGATCGAAAGATCCATGACGGTGAGATAGCTCCCAAGCATGGTCCTGGCGCTACAGCTGACGGCCTAGTTGGCAATCAGAAGTACGTCCAGAATACATGGCCATGCCGCCTCGAAACCTACTTCCCTTACGGGGAGATGGTCTTACCCAACTGGTCCTTTTGGGAACAGTTGAACGAGGTGGACTTCCTCGAACCTGGGGCGGAGGTGCCTGTAAAAGTCACCTTCGTTCCTAAGACGATGAAAACTCCCAGGATTATCGCGATAGAACCAACTGCGATGCAGTATGCACAGCAGTCGGTTCTCCGTTTTGTCCAGGAGGAGATTAAGCGTAGTAAGCTCAATCTCTTTATCGGACTTGATAACCAGGCGCCTAACCAGCGCTTGGCTCTCGAGGGATCTGTTTCTCAAGATCTTGCAACACTCGATTTGAGTGAAGCTTCCGATAGAGTCTCTCATAAGATCGTTTCCCTTCTGCTAAGTTCACATCGTCATCTACACGATGCGGTGATGGCTTGTAGGAGTGGAAACGCTCTTCTGCCTGGAGGGGATATCATATCCCTCTCCAAGTTCGCGTCTATGGGTTCAGCCCTCTGTTTCCCGGTCGAGGCTATGGTCTTTCTAACGGCCATCTTCGTCGGGATTCAAGCGGACTTAGGACGTTACTTGACCAGCTCGGATATAAACTCCTATGCTGGTAGGGTGCGTGTCTTCGGGGATGACTTGATTGTCCCCGTTGACAACGTGCGCTCCGTGATACGTTCCCTAGAGTACTTCGGTCTCAAGGTGAACGTCAACAAGTCCTTCTGGAATGGCAAGTTCCGGGAGTCTTGTGGGAAGGAGTACTATGACGGGAAGGACGTTTCAATTGTCCGTGTCCGTCGAGTTTTTCCCTCGTCACGGAAGAACGTGCAGGAGACACTTTCACTTGTATCACTCCGAAACCAACTCTTTCGGGCTGGTTTTGAAGGTACGGTGGATCTTCTTGATCGTCAGGTGTTCCGATTGCTCGGGCACTTTCCGATTGTTGAAGAGAGTTCTCCTGTACTCGGTCGGCTCAGCTATCTCCATACTGATGATCGTACGGAGAGGTCGCTGGTAAATGGCATCCCTATGGTTAAGGGATGGCTAATACGTCCTCGGATCCCAACAAATGAGATCAGTGGATGGCCGGCCTTGCGTAAGTGTTTGGACTCGTTGGAACGTCGGGACGACCCTACTTTAGGTCTAACCCGACTTCCGAATGGGTCCATTAAAAATGATGGGATTGCCACCCCATCGGACCACTTACGTCGTTCTGGACGCCCCCGAGTCGTCGACATCAAACTCGGGAAGGGCCCTGA